TTCGATTCCGGTAGTCGGCACCATATGCGGGTATCGTATAATGGCTATTACCTCAGCCTTCCAAGCTGATGATGCGGGTTCGATTCCCGCTACCCGCTCCATCATTATTCTGGCAACACGAATTATACAGCACTGGCGTGTTTTTTTACGTGGGGGCAGGTTGTTTTAAGACATCTTTGGTCCTCAGGCTATTGTTTGAGGTCGGTTATAGCCTCAGTGCTGATTTTTTACAACAATGGAATAGTGCATTATCGGTGGAGATTTAGTATTTCCTGGCAGGGCTGATGATGCACTATCCCGGTGTTGTAAAAACACTACAGAGGTGTTCCTCAGTGCGAGGGTGGTTTAAAGAGTCGGTTTAGCGGGAAACCACAGTATCCATGTGGGGCTGGATGCTTCGGGAGGTACCCGACACTTCTGAATACAATTAAATCATGCGTTTTTATATGCCATTAACCGCCGCTCCAGGCGGTTTTTTTTATTCAACGTTCGGGTTTGCAAGTGTTCGCTTCCTCTACTTTGGTTTTTACAATTATAGTTTTGGGAGAATCTTCATGGGGCGTGCTTCATCCTTTGCAATTTGCTGCTCCTGGTGTATGAGACAATGAAGTCCATGCGGTAACGAAGGTCGGATATCTGCTCAGTTTTATTCTGGTAATTTGGGGCCTTCGCTTTTTACGGATGCGGGCAGCTCAAGGTTATTGGTGCTACGGTCATCATTGTTGCATTTGCAGGAGTTATTCTGAGCCCGACAAGAATGTGCTGTTGCTTGCACGGCTGGCTGAAAGAAACTGCCACCTGAAGAATGATGAACTTATTAAGTAGGGGATCCTGGATGAAATTGAACAGGATGATAACTCCGAAATTAGTCCACTGAGGAATGCCTAATACAAGAGATCATGGATAACTCTCGGGCATTTACAGGAAGCAAACGCCACTTACTTCACTACCCCGGAGAAGTGGGGCCTGTCAATATGACAGATAACGAAATCTGAAAATACCCGTTTTCAGTTGAGAAATGTGCTTCGGAAGGCCAGGATGATTAACGCAAAGGTAATATTCTTTTTTTGAAAATCCGATAAGCACGTTTGCTTTCCTGCCAGCCCCCCCAGTGCTGGCTTTTTTTTGAGGTCTGCTCCGGCAGGCCTTTTTTGTATTCGCTCCACGTCCCATACATATCAAAACTGAATAACACCACACAAAGGCATCTGCGGATGTCTTTGGTGTGGTGTTTTTTTTTGGGGGGCCGCTGGTGGCCTTTTTTAATTTACAGGAGAAAAAGTATGTCTGAACCCTTATCCGGTTCCGGCACAGCTGCTGCGCTCGGTGGGGCGACTGTTTTCGGGCTGTTTACCGGAACGGATTTCGGGATTGTGTTTGGCGCATTTGCGGGGGCGTTGTTTGTTGCAACGATACCGCAGGCGCTTTCAGCATGGCGGGTGGCGGCACATTTTCTTGTGTCATTTATCGTCGGCGTGCTGGGTGCGCGTTTGCTTTCAGCCTGGGTGGCATCAAAAACTGGTTATGACGGCACATCTGCAGATGCATTGTGTGCGGTGCTGGTATCGCTGGTGTCTGTAAAGATTATGTCATTCATCCACCAGCAGGATATCGCATCACTGGTGTCTGGCCTGTTCTCGCGCCTGCGGGGCGGAGGAGGCGGTAATGTTAAGTAACCTTCCCGGATTGCTGAATGTGGCGTTATGCACGGTTATCGTGCTGACGCTCTTTTTTTATCGTCGTCGTGACTCCAGACACAAACCGCTGATGTCATGGCTGGCCTGGCTGCTGATGCTGCTGTATGCCTTTGCCCCCCTCAGCTATCTGTGTGGTCGCCCGTTAGCAACGGGCTGGCTGGAGGTGTTTTTTAATCTGCTGTTCTGCGTGCTGGTGATACGCGCACGCGGGAACGTCACAAGAATCTTTCCATTGTTGAGGTGAATATGTCGGGTAAATTCAGATTCAGCCGCCGGAGCGAGAAAAATCTGGAGGGTGTCAGACCACAGCTGGTTGCTGTCGTTCGCCGCGCCCTTGAACTGACGGAGGTTGATTTCGGTATTACGGAAGGGCTGCGCACGAAAGAACGCCAGAAACAGCTGGTCGCGGAAGGGAAAAGCCAGACCATGAACAGCCGCCACCTGACCGGTGATGCGGTGGATGTTGTGGCCTACATTGGCAGCCAGGTGTCATGGGACTGGCCTCTGTACGAGAAAATCGCGCAGGCATTTAAGCAGGCTGCCGCAGAGCTGGGAACTGCCATCGAATGGGGCGGCGACTGGAAAACACTGAAAGACGGACCTCATTTTCAGTTGAAACGCTGATAACCAGGTGGGTTATGAGCAGAAAACACTGGACACACAGAATGCCGCGAGCGGCGGTGAAATGGGCACTGGTAGCGATACTGGTGCCTTTTTTCCTGGTGGGATGCGTCAGCCTGGATAAAGCGCGCCAGCTTTTCGATACAGCTTCTCAGGTCTGTGAAATTGTCGACGATGTTCGGCAGTGTCTGCAGAACTGATCGCCTGTAAGAGCAGAATATTTTGCTGAAAAATGAAGGGTGTGTCAGCGACCGGAAAGCATGAAATTCTGCGTTTGTGGTTATTCAATAAAATAAATTCTTTATGTCGCCGCGAATACTCAAATGTTGAACAGTACCCGGTGCGGCGACGGGCTTAGATATCAGGAGACGATGATGAAAAAAACAGAAAACAAACCGTTTGTAATTGGTGCTGATGCTGCTCCGTTTAAGTTTGAGTTGTCTCAACTGGTGGAGATGCGCATCAGTGATGAATGGGGTGAGATTAAAGCCCGCGCGCAGTATGCGGATGGCGAAAACCAGTACCTGATCCACTACAAAGCAGCTGATGGTCGCGCCACGACGGAGTGGTTTGGTGAGTCAATGCTGAAAGCAACAGAAGATAAGCGTCATCCTGGTTGTCCGGTATTTGCCGGTATGGAATTACCGGAAGGTGCGGTAGTTACTGAGTAACAGCATTACAGCAGCCCTTCAGTGAGGGGCTGCGATAATGCAGCTTGAGAAGGTGGAATAATGGCTGACCTTAATGACCTTCACAGACAGCTTCAGGGGATGCAGAAACAGGTGCGTTTTGCCACTGCGCGCGCCATCACCGCCACGGTGAGAAAAATTGAAGCGGCAGAGAAAGAAAACCTTCGCCGGAAGCTGGATAACCCGACGCCGTTCACCGTGAACTCGGTGCGCTCAAAAGGGGCAACAAGGGACAATCTTACCGGTCGGGTGTTCATCATGGATACCGCCGTGCCTTACCTTGAACCTTTTGAGGTGGGCGGGCTGCATTATCTCGGTGAGGGGCAGAAAGCTGTACTGAACCCGAAAAATATCCGGCTGAACAAATACGGCAACCTGCCAAAGGCAAAACTGCAACAGCTGAAGGCCAGACCGGATGTGTTCATCGGTAAGGTGATGAACAACGATGGTGAGGATGTTGGTGGCGTCTGGCAGCGTAAGAAAGCGAAAAAAGTGGCAAAAACCAGGAAGCGGAGAAAACGCTCCCCCAATGGCACACGCGCTCCCCGCAAAAAAAGCCCTTCACCAAAGCTGTTGATACGTTTTGGTGATGCACTGCCGGTCACGCCGGTACTGGGTTATCAGGCGCTGGCGCACGACATGGCATCGCGTCTCATGAAGACGGAGCTGAGCGTGGCGCTTGAACAGGCGTTAAAGACGGCGAAGTGATGCAGGGCATTGCTGCCATGAAGAAAGAACGTGCCAGCAGCGTTTTTTATTGTCTGATGAAATGTGAGGAAATATATGAAAACCATCAGTCGTGAAAAAATCATTACAGGGGTTCGTGATGGCATCCTGACTTATCGTTATCTCGAGATTTTTGAAACCGCAAGCGGATGTCGACACTGTCGCCTGGCAGGGTAACGGGTCCTTCCTGAGCGAGTTATTGCACGGGCATTGCGCGAGCGCGGTGTTTCACCAGCTATAAATTTTCAAATTTGCGTCCCAATGTCCCATTGTTAATTTTTTGTTTAATCCCTTTCCTCATCGGGCTTAAGGCACATTTTTGGCTGCATTTTGCGTCCCAAAAAATGGGACATTTTTATGTCCCAATGTCCCATTCCATGTCCCATCTGTGGGACATTCATTTTGATGTCCCAGTGTCCCCGTTTTCGGAGGTGATTCAGTGAGCTTAATGACAGTCGGGCAGTACGCCGAACATGCCGGGGTAAACCGCAAAACGATTTCACGATGGATCAAGGCCGGTACGTTCGTCGTCATGGACGGAAAAAAAATTGACGTGGAGGCGACGGATAAAAATCTGAAGCGTTTTCGTGACAGCGCCGATCCGCGTGCGGCCAACGGAAAAAAAACCGGAGTTGCCAGAAAAGTCAGGGCATCGCAGTCCGGCACGGAGGAAGGGTTCGAGCAACGGGCAAGAGAAGTGTTTGATTCGCTCACCACCGGGGATGTTGTTATCCGTTCACTGGAAGAGTCCCGCGCAGTGAAAGAACACTTTTTTGCGGAGATGGCGCGTCTGGAATATGAGGATAAGGACGGAAAGCTGTTCCCGCTGAAACTCGTTACTGAACAGGTCGCTGCTGAATACACACGGGTGAGGACGCGCCTTGTAGCCCTTGCACCGGAGCATGGTCCCCGTCTGCGGGCGCTGGCGGGAATGACGGATGATCAGGGTTTCACGGCAGCGCTGCAGGAGCTGATATACGAGGCGCTGGATGAACTTGCGTTTGAGAAAAGGGAAATCGAAGAAGATCCTGCTTAAAGAGGCGTTGTTCCCGCTGCAACGATATCTTGCTTCGCCGCAGCCGATGTCCTTAAGCCAGTGGGCCAACACCTTCGCCGTGCTTTCCCGTGAGACCAGCGCCCAGACGGGGAAATTCCGCTCCTATCCCTATCAGGATGGCATGATGGATGCCATCACCGACCCGTCAGTCACGTATGTGTCGGTGATGAAATCAGCCCGTGTGGGTTACACCAAAATTCTTGACCATGTGGTGGGTTATTACCTGGCACATGATCCGTCACCCATCCTGGTGGTTCAGCCAAGGGTGGAGGACGCCGAAGACTACAGTAAAACCGAAATTGCCCCGATGCTGCGCGACACGCCGGTGCTGGCAGCCATCAGCGGCGACCCGAAGGCAAAAAACAGCAACCAGACCATT